AATGAAAATCGTTATGAAGTATTAGAGTATTGGGGAACATTAGATGCTACATCAGCTAGGGCTTACGGTTTGGAACTCCCTTATGACATGGATGAAATTAGTTCTGTTCAAGTTAACGCTTGGATATGTGGTACAGAAGTTCTTCGCGTTGTGCTTAATCCTTTTACACCTGCTCGTATCCCTTATCAAATTTTTCCGTATGAAAAGAATCCCTATCAAGTATTTGGAATTGGTGTGGCGGAAAATATGGAGGACGCGCAACTCTTAATGAACGGCCACATGCGTATGGCAATTGATAACCTTGCGCTTGCTGGCAACCTTGTATTTGATGTTGATGAGGCTTCGCTTGTACCGGGGCAGAACTTTGACATCTATCCGGGTAAAGTATTCCGGCGTCAGTCTGGCGTTACGGGTACAGCTATTAATGGTCTGAAGTTTCCTAGTACTGCTAATGAAAACATGCAGATGTATGACAAGGCCCGTCAGCTTGCTGATGAGGAAACGGGCATACCAAGTATCACACATGGTCAAACAGGCGTAACAGGAACTGGTAGGACTGCTGCCGGTCTATCTATGCTGCTTGGTTCTGCTGGTCTTAATGTTAAAACAGTTATTAAAAATATCGATGACTACTTGCTTCGTCCATTGGGCGAGGCTTTTTTTCAATGGAACATGCAGTTTAACGAAAAGGCTGAGACATTTGACGGTGATCTAGAGATTAAACCTCGTGGTACTGTTTCTGTAATGATGAAGGAAGTACGTAGTCAACGTCTTACAATGTTGTTGCAAACAGTTTCTAATCCTATGCTTGCGCCGTTTATGAAGATTCAGAATCTTATCAAAGAACTTGCTATTTCTCAGGACATGGACCCACGCGAACTTGTAAATGATCCTGATGAAGCAGCAGTGTACGCAGAAATTTTAAGGAGTCTCAATGTTAATCAGCAAGGACCAAGCCCTGAAGGTCAGGCCGTGGGTCAACAATCAGGAGGCATGGGAGGCGACGGAACAGTTCCTGCAAGCGCAGGTCCAATGGATGCTACAGGGACTGGCAACGGAACAATCGGAACCGGCGTTGCGCCAAGCCCAGGGGAAGCTGGCTTTGCTGCAACAACTTCTTCAACTGAGGAAGTCGGTTAACGAAGTTATGAAAAATGTTTAGCAAAGTTTTTAAAGCAGTAGTATAGCATGCCAAGTTTTCTTGAACAAGATTATAATGCAAGGGTACCTAACCCACAAGCCCCTACAACTTTGGCTAGTGCACAGGCTCCTGTTGCTACTGCTGCTTCTTTTGCTACTGCTCCCGCAGTAACAGTACCACAACAAAAAGCAAGTTCATTTCAAGGAGCTACTGCTCCAAAAGCATATTTAAATCCTCGTGATCCAAAGTCACCCGGCTATATTCCTCCTAATTACCAACTGCCTCCAGTAAAACTACCTACTAATCATTATGTTCCTCCTGCTCCTGCTACTAATGTTGATCCTAATATTTCTGTAGGTACTTATGGTAGTGGTGTTAGCGCGACAAGTCCGGGGGTAGTTGCGGGTGCACTTGCAGCAGGTATAGACCCGGCTACTCTAGGAAACTATGGCCCAGATTTTTTAAGTACTCTAGATGATATGTCAAGACCTGAAACAGCATTTTCTAAATTTTTAGATTCAACACTGGGTGCACTACTTCCTATTACTCCATCAGGAAAATTAGGAGGTGTGTTTAGTTTAGTTCCCGCTGTTGGAACCGGAATAGCAGCATTTAAAACTGTAACAAGTATTTTTGGTAGAGATGAGGAGGGTAATACTCTTCTCGATAGTGTTAAAGATACTATTTTTGGAAGTAGTAAAAGTAAAGCTCCCGTCTATACTATTGATGGCGAAAAATTTACTGCCGAAGATTTTAACCGCCCTACTTCACAAGTACAAGGAACAGGTCAGTTTGACAAATCAGTACCTGTAACTAGTTATACTGACTCATTAGCAGACGAACTGTCATCAACTTATGGACAAAGTTCTTTTGTTTCAGCTTCAGCAGGACCATCAGCAGGAGTGGCACCAGCAGTAACAACTTTAGGACCATCAGCAGGAGTAGCACCTGGTTATACCGATTCTTCGGGAAGTGATACTGGGGGAAGTGATCTAGCATATGGGTCTGCGTTACCTACTCCTACTAGGGTAGGGTATATGAGACAATCAGGCTATGATTTTGAAACTCCTACAGCAAGTGAACTTGGCGTTGCTATGTTCGGCAATATTTACGGAATGGGTGGAGAAATTAGTCAAAACTTTGCAATTGGTGGTAGAGGTTCGTTTACTTCTTTTGGTCATTATGCTGCTGGTATTAGTCAGGCAGATGAAATGGGTATTGTATCAAAAGGCTTGTTAGGTGGAAAAAATAGAGCCTTTATGACTCCAGAAGAAGGCAAAGATGTTGTAGATGCAATGGTTCGTGGTGGACATTCTGAAGATGTTATTACAGCAGTAGCGACTGGACAAACAAATACAGCAGAAATTACAGCTTTAGCAGAAGCTACTGGAGCAGATGATGCTGGTGTAGGCGGTAAAGGTATAGTTTGTACTCAAATGTATAAAACAACTGGGCATTCTGACTGGGAAAAAGCTATGAAACTTTGGTATGTATATCAGGTTAAATACTTAACTCCGTTGCACCAAGAAGGCTATCATTATTTATTTGGTCCTTTTGTAAAAGGTATGAAAAAAAATAGTACTCTAACAGCTATTGGAGCATACTTTGCAAGGCACAGAACAAATCAAATTAAACACGAATTGTTTAAAACACCTCCTTTTGATATTGTTGGAAAACTAACTAATTTATTTTTACATCCTACTGTATACGCCGTAGGAAAATTTAAAAACTTAATGGAAAATAAAACAAATGCTTAGACCAGCAGAACTTGTAACACTTCTAATTAATACAGCAGGTGCTCTTGCTAAAGTTGATTTCAGTAACGCTGAAGCACGTAAAAGCTATATGAGTATTGAAAGGCAACTAACAGAAACGCTTCCAATGTCAATGAAAAAGTTTATGGTTGCTAACATTGCAAAGACACCTTTTGACGATGAAGAAATTAATGTCATGGGCGATACCTACAAGCTTAAAGAAATAGTAAGTAGTTTGCAATATGGTGGACAAGTACAAGAAATGCAGTTTGGCGCACAGCCACAAGCGTTTGATGCACCTCCAGAAAATGTAGTACGTGTTCCTGCTGGGGAAGTAAAGGATGAAACTGCACCTGTTGATAATGAGTTAAAACCATTAAATGTTAAAAAAGATTCGGTACCTTTTGAACTACGTGGCGCTGATGAAGAAGAGCAGGGCGACTTTGTAGTAAACAGTTATGCTGTAGAGGTAGAGGGTAAACAAGACCTTGAAAAAATGCTAACAGATGGCATCATGGCAGCAGCAAAAGATGGTGTAGCTATTCAGCCTACTGGTGATCCTTCTCAGTATACAGACAAAACAAATCTTGTTGATGTAATTCTTGGTGATGGAGAGATTGTAATCCCAAAAGAACTAATTAGATATATCGGTCTTGACAAACTTACTAAGATTAATAATAGGGGCGTGGCAATGATGAAGGCTGTAGAGACTGCTACTAAACAAGGTCAGGCACAAGCACAGGAACCAGTACAATGATTAATGAAGAAGACGTTATTGCTCGTGATCTTCCTTTGCTTAGGCAACGTATGCAAGCAGAAGCAGCAGCAGAAGGCCGAAAACTTGAAGATTCAAGTGATGAAGAGCTAACTAAAAGAGCAGAAGAAATGGGAGGAGATGCTAGTAACTACCAGTCGGCATATACTCTTGGGCGTAGAGCAGATGGTACGCCTGGTCTTGACATTAATAAGCCAAGACAAAAAACTCTTGCACAACTTATTCGTGGCAATCAAGAACCTCTACCTGCTTTTTTTGAAGGTGTTACTGATGCAATGCAACAAGCTATTTCTGAAATTAACACACAACGTATCAATTATAAAGTAAGTCCTAATGCAGGACGCGAGGTTGAAACAAGACCTTTAGGTGATGATCCTGTAAATCTAGCAGTGCGCTATGGAGAAGGCACAACACAGCAAACACAAGCTCCACTAGCTAAGCAACGTATTAGAGTTCGTGACGAAGCTGTTGCAAGAAGTGGTGCTGAAAAACTTTTTGGAACTCGTGCTGAACGAGAGCAAGCTGTACGTAGTAGTGATGTAGCTGGTCAAAATGCTATGGCTGCAATGCAGGGTGGACCTGAAGTACGTGCAGAATATATGAACAAACGTCTTGCTGCTGAATTAGCAAAAATGGATGCAGCAGGACAAGAGCCAACGGATGAAGATATTGTTCGCATTCGTACAGAAATTATGGAAGATGTTTTAACAAATGTTTTTCGTGAACAAGAATTTGAGTATAATCAATTAGGTGTTGCCGTTGATACAGATACTCAAATGTTTAAACCTGTTTTGGACACTTCAGAAAAACCTGCTCCCCAACCCTTGCAATCAGGTGTGGGTCAACTAGGAGATGGCCGTGGTCTTCTTGGTGATGTTCGAGAAGTCTTTAGAGATGACGATGTACAGTTTGTTGATACAACTTGGAAACATTATACAGGTGTGCTTACTCCTGAAAAACGAGAACGTGCGCTTAATGATTTAAAAGTTTATGAAACTCTTTCTAAAGAAGAAAAATTTCCACCTGAACTTATGGATGTTGTTAAAACTGTTGCTGCAAGTAAACCTAGCTTTGCTGGTAGTCAACTAAGCTACACAGAAATTAAAGATTATCTTTCTCGTATTTCATATGTTGAATCAAAGCATAAAAACATTTCTCAAATTGGAGGCGGTACTGCGGTATCAGCATTCCAAATTGAACCCGTCACTGCTGAAAGTTTAATTAATCTTGAAAGAGTTTCTAAAAAGTATTTCAATTCTTCAGATTTTAACGAAGCACTAGATGATGAGTTTGATCGTGTTGCTGAAACAAACCCAGAACTAATGTCAGGATATTTGTCCTATAAAAATCAAGGAGAAGATAAAGCTGTATACAAAGCTATGCAAGATTTATCTATAGAACAAATTACTAAACTAATGTCAGTAAGTCCTGCCTTTGCTGGTTCAGTAGCTTACGCAAAAATAATTACTGGTTTAAAATCTAATGTGCGTAAAAAAGATAAAGAAAAGTTAGAAAAAGCTAGAGCAGAAAGAGAAACAAGACAAGGTATGCAAGAAGGTGGTGTGCCCTTACCTAGAAATAAACCTTCTGTAACAGAAAAAAAAAAGGTAGCTTCTTAGATAATTTAGAAGACTCAAAGCTTAATCCAGAAAATTGGTCTAGAACATTTCCTGCAAGTGGTAAGATATTTGTAGAGTTTATGATGGGAAGATCACCTATGAGGCCAATAACTGAATCTGATCTTACACCTCAAATATCAAGAGTATTAAAAAATATGATACAAAAAGGCGAAGGTAAAACTGTATTTGGATATGATGATTACCCTAAACCTTTTGACCCAGAAATATTAACCGCTTCTGAACTAGCTTCTGGTAGCAGCGCCACACGTAAAAAAAGGTATGGAGAAGGTTTTAGTATGCGTGGTTTTTCTAATATAATGAGAGACATGACTGATCCTACTTTTGCAGCTTCAACTATACTGGGACGGTTTACAACTGAAAAAGATGAAGAAGGCAACACTATTATTGTTGATGATTATGATTTTAGTAATGTACAAAAAGGAGATTCCTCAATGTACTCTAAGATACGTAGTTATTTAAAACCAACACACGGGAGTATTCCTGTGCGTATTAACTTAGGAAAACTAGATTAATGATAGGTTTAGGAATTGTCGGCAATCTTCTTGGCGGTGTACTTAACGTAGCAACAACGCATCTTGAAAGCAAGGCTGTTGTTAGAAAAGCTAGGGGAGAAGCTGAAGCAGAAGTTCTAAAAACTGTTGCAACCCACGAGAGTAAGTGGGAGATGGCAATGGCTAAGTCTTCTGGTGACTCTTGGAAAGATGAGGCATGGACTATTCTTTTTATTGCAGTGATTGTTGGCTGCTTTGTTCCCGGTCTTCAAGTTCACATCGAGCAGGGTTTCTATGTACTATCTAACTCTACACCCGAATGGTTTCAATACGCTGTGTACATGTCAATAGCTGCAAGCTTTGGTGTACGTGGTCTTAAAAGATTTACTAAGTAGTATGGATTTAGAAATTCTGTTTGACCAGCTTAAAGACTTTGAAGGTTTAGAACTTAAACCCTATCGCTGTACATCTAATAAGTTAACTATTGGTCTTGGACGTAATCTTGAAGACAACGGTATCACTGAGGAAGAAGCTTACTACCTAGCCACCAATGATCTTGATAGTCTAATGGATGAGCTAGATAGAAAGATTCCTTGGTGGGATGACTTAAACGATCCACGCAAACGAGCTTTACTAAACTTGGCGTACAATGTAGGTACTCCAACTTTAATAAAGTTTAAAAAGACACTAGAACATTTAAAAAATGGACTCTACACAGAAGCCTCTGAAGAGGTTCTTCAAAGCCGATGGGCTGATCAGGTCGGACGAAGAGCTACTTTTATTTCAGAGGTATTCAAAACAGGTGTAGACGACTAACTGACGGCCACCTAGCGTAAGCTGGCCCCGTCAATAACAAACCAACGTGGCTACCCAAAGTTCTCACTTTGGCCCCAAGGAGGTATACATGACTAATCTTGATGAAGAAAGAAAACTATATCAGAATGACTACAGGCAATCTCTTTTAGAAGAGGATGCTTCAGAGGAAACAGAGGAAGATACGGACCCTTCTGAAAAAGAAGCTACTTCGTTTATTGATGCTGATAAATCTGGTAAGACAACACACGACTATAAGAAGCGTTATGATGATTTGAAAAAACATTATGACATAAAAGTAGAAGACTTTAAAAAGAGTAAAGAAGAATATGAAGCAAAGATTACTAGCTTTGATAATCCAACTTTACCAGCAGGTGCAACTTCTCAAGAGATGGAATCTTTTAGGGAAGACTATCCTGATGTTTACAAAGCGATGCAAACAATTTCTGCTCAACAGGCTGAAGAGAAATCTAAACAGCTTGAAGAAGAGATTGCTTCGCTTAAAGAAAAAGAAGTACATTTAGTTCAGGAGCAAGCTAAGAAAGAACTTACTGATGCTCACCCTGATTTTTTTGAACTTCGAGAAGCAGAAGATTTTCTACAGTGGTTAGAAGAGCAACCCGTTTCTATTTCAAATGGTATTACTCAAAATAATACTGATTCTAAATGGGCTGTTCGTGTTGTTGATCTGTATAAAGCTGATAAGGGATTAGTTAAGTCCAAAAAGAAGCAGTCAAAATCTAACGATAAAGCGGCTGACTTTGTTCCTACAAAGAACAAGGTTGTCACAAACACTAAGACTGAACGTATTTGGACTACTGATGAAATTTCTCGCCTACGCCCAGACCAATTTGATAAACTAGAAAAAGAATTGGAGCAAGCTAATCGAGAAGGAAGAATTAGACCTTAACTTAACATAACATTTTAGGAGATAACTATGGCTTATGCTGGAGCAGCCGGTTACGAAAATCTACCTAACGGTAATTTCGTACCTGCTATTTATAGCCAAAAGGTTCTAAAATACTTCCGTCGTGCATCGGTTGCAGAAGCAAT